TGTAGATTCAACCCTAAAAACCCGTCATTGTATTGTTCTATTGGCAGTACCAATGGGAACCGGTCGTAGTATGGCATCGAATCTTTTGTCTTTGGATCATAGAAGTAAAAATACATCTTGCCAATTATGGTCGAATCACGTAGACGGGTTTTATCCTGTAATAACGCTTGGCGTGTTGGCTTCAATTCAGTTACCTTAGATTTTAGCCATGCCCGTGCTTGGTTTGTTCTTGGAGTCAAACCTTGTTTTCTTAACGATTGATTTATTCTGTCTAGTAAATACGCCATGTTCTATTTATATCAAAGACCAAGTTCTTTTTCCGTAATAACTTTGAACTGCCATCCGTGCTCTCTACAGAATAGGTCTGCAGCTCGCCATTTTTCTTGATTGACAGCATATGTTGCGGCCTCTTGAATGAATCTTTTGGTCTTACGCTTTTGCACCGGCATCTTGGTCTGAGCCAATGGTTTGACCTCTAATATATAAGTGGTGACCTTACCATCTTTAAGACGCATTTTTACAATAAAATCTGGAAAGTATCTGTGCGTCTTGTTGTCTATTGGAGACACATATGGTATCGTTAGCTCTTCGGATGCCCACCAAATAACATTTGGGTGGTCATCAAAATACTTCATAACTCTTAATTCCCAGTTGGAACGATATATGATATTTTTTGAATTTCCGTTGTATTTGGATGGGTTCTTTGGTGTAAAAGTTCCTTTATATGACATAAATAGTATCTAGGCAACCAAAAGGCATAAAATGGCACTTTTTTCACTAACAGACATAAAATTTCTTCCTTCAGATAGTAGGGGAGCTAACATAACTGATTTTAATTTAAATAATAAAAGATATCCAATAGACCTTGGCTCAACTGATAAAGGACATTATATAATGTTCTATATATTCACACAAAACAGAACTCAGGTTGGCCAAACTAGCCAAACAAACATAACAGAAAACGTCTTTGATCCTAGACAAGAGGTTACTGAAAGTGTCTTTGATCCTAGACAAGATGTTCAAGAAAGTGTGTTTGATCCAACATTTGGTGGCACATTTGATGATTCGGTAGGAAAAAAGGCCTTACAATATGGTACAGGTTTTCTCAATTCGATTTCATCATTTAGACCTGGTCCAGATCAAAATTTATTATCTAAAGGTAATTTTTTCAGAACTATAACAAAAACAAATGATACAATTGCTTTGTATATGCCAGATACTTTGGCCTTTGACTATCAACAATCTTATAGTAATTTGAGTGTTACTCAAGAATTAGGAAAATTAGGATTGGCTGCACAAGCTGGCGCTTCAACTTATGATGCATATAGAAAAACAGGAAGTATTTCTTCTGCAGCAAAAAATGCTGCTCCGTTTGCAGCTGAACTTGCTAGAGAAGCTGGACTTCCAGGTGATAAAGTTTTGTTTAGTGCTTTAAGTGCTGTTACAGGTGGTGCTTTAGCTATAAATCCTCAACTAGAATTAATATATGAAGGAACAGATTTTAGAAGCTTTAGGTTTTCTTTTATGTTTTATCCAAGAAGCAAAAAAGAAGCTGTAGAAATTTTAGATATTATTGATTCATTTACATTTCATCAAGCGCCAGAAATTTTATCTTCGTCTTTTGGAAGATATTTGGTTCCTCCATCAGAATTTGAAATTGAATTTCGATATAACGGAGGAATAAATCCTAACATACCAAAAGTAGCTCCTTGCGTTTTAACAAGTATAAGTGTTGACTATGCACCTAATGGATTTGCTTCATATGAAACACTAATGAGTGCAAATCAACCAGAACGAGGTGGAACCGGCATGCCTGTTGCTATTCGTATGGATCTATCATTCAAAGAAACTCGAATCATTACTAAACAATTCTTAAAGGGTGAAAGAGAAGCAAAATACAATAGTCCATTTGGAAGCACTGGCGGCGGATCTACTGATAGTGTAAGCCAAGGAAATTCAGCAAGTGCCACTCAAATAGATTCCGCAGGCTTTACTGTAGCCTCAGATATAGACGATCTTAGCATCGGGCTTGAAAATACAGCTACGTCAGATACGGAATTCGATTTGGCCAATGGTGATTGGGGCACAGAAGACACAACTGGCATAGATGATACTGGCAGTGGCGGCACTATAGGAGGTGCATGATATGGCAAACTATTTTAATTTTTTTCCAAAAACAGCATATTATAAAAATAAAGATTCAACATCACTAGATATTATAACTAATATTACAACTAGATATAATTTTAGTAATGATTTGAAAAAAAACTCAGCTGCGTATTACAAATATAAAGTAAAAGATGGTGATACGCCAGAAAATTTGGCATTTAAAATTTACGGTTCTTCTGAAAAACATTGGATAATTTTAACAATGAATGACATTGTAGATCCAATTTATGAATGGCCTCTTCCACAAAGATCGATAGCTAAATTTATTGAATCGAAATATTCATCACCAAGTTTTTCCGATACAGCAAACACAGCGGTTAGTGGCACATCTTGGGCAAAAAATAATACTCAAGCTTATTACAAAATTGAAACAAGAACTAATCTTTCAAATGGATTGTTTAAAAAGAGTACAATTACAGTTGATGCAAATACTTACAACAATGTCACCACATCAACAACAAACTACACTTTAACAGATGGAACACCTTTGAGAGTTGTGGTATCAAAAGAAACAGAAAACTATTATGATTATGAAACTCAATTAAATGAAAATAAAAGAGAAATAATAATTTTAAAACCTGAATTTTCAAAAGATGTTGATGAAGAATTTAAAAGAATAATGGGTGACACTCTATGAGTGATTTTAATTTAAGACAATCCACAGACTATAGAATTAATGAATTAACTTTAGTTACAAAAGGTGGCAAAATAGATATACGCCAAATGTTTGAAGAAATTAACATATATGAGAGTATGTTAACTCCCTGCATTTCTGGTGATATTATCATTAGTGATGCCATAGGATTGTCTTCTCAATTGTTAATTGATGGATCAGAATTACTTTTGATTGATATAGATAAAGGATCTGGTTTTGGTAATATGAAACGAGCCTTTAGAATTTATCAACAATCGGATAGAAAAAATAAAAATCAAACAAGTGAGATTTATGTTTTAAAATTTGCTTCTGAAGAAATTGTTTTGTCTGAACAGCAAACATTGTCTGAGTGTTATAAAGGAACTTATACCGATATAGTTAAAAAAATACTAATCAATAAATTAAAAGTTTCTGGAAACAATTTTAAAGAAAGAAATTTTGAAAAATCAGTAGGCGCAATTGATGTAATTATACCAACGCTAAAACCTTTTGATGCTATAAATTGGTGTTCAAAGAGAGCAATTGATTCAAAAGGGCAACCAACATTTTTGTTTTTTGAAAACGATGGTGGTTATAATTTCACAACCTTGTCAAAAATTATGCAACAAGAACCTATCTTTTCTGTAAATTTTGATGTTAAAAATTTAAGTGATGAAAATGGTGATCAAAACTTAAAGGCTGAATTGCTTGGTGCTAGAGCTATGGAAGTTATAAGTCAATTTGATTTTATTAAGAATACTCAAGCTGGTGTTTTTGCTGGAACATATGTCGGAATAGATCCATTAACTAGGCAAATAATACCTGAAAAGAAAACTTTTAATACTTTGTATGGACCAACAAATCACGCTAACAGAAATCCTAATTTGCCAATTGATACAAATAAATTAAATAAAACAAACTCTCAAATGGATCAATCTAGAATAGTTTTTCATTTAACAACTGGATCAAGAAATCAATCTCAATGGATTAAAAACGGAGAGCCAGGATCTTTAACTACTGATGATGTTCCACAGAAGTACACATATGCTAGAAAAGCAATATTTCAAAATTTTACAGCTCAAAGATTGAAAATAGCTTTACCTGGAAACTTTTTAATATCTCCAGGTAAAACTATTAATTTAGATGTTCCAAAACGATCTTTTAACACTAGAGGTGCAGATAACTCTGATGTAACATTGAAAGGAAAATATGCTATTCTTTCAACAAGGCATATTATAAAATACAAGATGTTTGAAACTATTGCAGAGGTTGTAACAGATTCTTCTGCCAAACCAATTGTTGCGGCTAATAGAGAATTATCACAAATTTTAGGGAGTTATTAAAAATGTATGGATTAGATTCACCAAATCCAAATAATTGGACAGCTGTTATTGAAAGTTATGCTGATCCTTTAAAGAGTGGAAGGCTTCGGGTTCGAATTAACGGATTTCACAATCTTGATAAGACAATTTTACCAACAGAAGATTTACCATGGGCTCAAGTTGCTGTGCCTGTTAATGGGTCAGCAACAACTCATGCACCAAAGATTGGAGATTGGGTTATTGGTTTTTTTCTTGATGGAACTGACGCTCAATTTCCAATTGTAACTCATATTCTTCCAGGAATTAACACAGTTCTTGTAAAACAACCAGTTGGTGCACCAAAAATGCCTGCAGGTCAGCTTGGATTTTCTGACCGACCAGGAGAACCTTCTTTGCCTCCTTTAGCAAGAGAGATTGTGCAATTTACCGCAATAGATACTTCAAATAGAGGTAGAGCACACGTTTGTGATATTTCATATGAAGTTGACCAAACTGTTGTTGCCATAAAAACTCTTTTTGGTCCAGCGTTTGATGTAATTAGAAAACTTATTAATGCTGCCATTGGTCTTACTTGTCTTGATGCAACTGGATTTTCAAAAGTAATTGTAGACACAGTTAGAAAAGTTACTGCTTTTTTAAAAGAATTTAAGAGAGTGGTGGATGAAGTACAAAAAACTATTAATGGTTGGATACAAGTTGCTAGAAAAGTGACTGCAATAATTAGATACATTCTCAGTTTACCTGCCAAAGCAGCTGCTTTTTTTGCGGATTGTGTGAAAAAATTTACTGCAATTCTAAAGAGAGGTCTTAAAGAATTATTTGCAGGTTTGGCTGATGGTGTGGACACTGGTGGTATTGGAGAAATAATAACTGCTGTAAATGAGGGTGTTGCGGCCGGTCAACAGTTGGTTAACTCAGGCACAAGACTTATTGGAACAGTTCAACCTGCAAGCATAGCAGCAGCACTTCTCTCACCATCAAGTCAAGCTGAAGTTGATGCTGCAGGTGTATCTATGAGGAAATTAATTAGTGATGCAGGCCCAATAAATAGCCCACTTGAAGTTGGCCAAGGACCTTGATATGAAAGTGAAATAATAAAATATGTCAGAAACATTTATACCTTATGACAGAGAAGTGGAATTTCCTCCAAAGCCCGCCGATGCTGAAGACTATAGTTGGACTGAGCCGGAATCTCCGGCTTCAATAGAATATCCACCAAAATATCCATTTAATAATATTACGCAAACTGCATCTGGACATATGTTCGAGATGGATGACACACCTGGCGGAGAAAGAATACGTATACATCATCGTTCAGGAACATTTACTGAAATGCATCCAAATGGTGATGAAGTACATAAAATTTATGGTGATGGTTATGAAATTATTACCAAAAATAAAAATGTTTTAATTAGTGGTGTTTGTAATATTACGATTAATGGTGATTCACTTTTGCATGTTAAGGGCAATAGAAAAGAAATTGTTGAAAAAGATTACAGTCTTATTGTTAAAGGTGATTATACTGTTACAGCTCAAAAAACTGCCAGCATAACATCAAAAGATACAGTCAGTCTTATGGGAGATACAATATCTCTTAGAACTCCTGACGTAGTTATTACCGGTAACATGGTTGTCGATGGTGCCTTAGATGCATATACAATGGGTTGTGCTACACTTACTGCAAGGGCTGGTGTTACTTGTGGAGCAGGAGATTTAGGTAATCCATTAAAAGGTCAAATTCCAGTTTTGCCTACAGGCATTTTTTCCGCAACGACAATTACTGCTTTGATTCAAGTTGCAGCTCCATTAGGAACTTTTGGATTAATGAGTTCAGTATTAATGACCGATACGGTAAATACTGCACTACATAATTGCCATATCCATGTGGGCTTCAAAGGACCTACAGGTCCACCAATTCCAAAAATGATTTAAGGATATATTATGGCGACTCTTTTTGATAGAACAGGTTTTAATTTTACCGACACCAGTGGTGCAATAACTACATTGCCAAATACAGCTATTCAACAATTGAATACGGCGCCAGCATTGGTGCCAAATCAATGGATGAGAGATGATTTGATAAATGATGATACCACTGGTTATTATGTGAACCCTGTGGCAAACTCATGTAACACTATTTGGCTTTCTGCCAATACTTTAATCAATACTACAAGCTCAGTAACAGGATCTGGCAATTTAACGGCATTGTGGACAACAATTAATACTAATTTTAAATCTATTGCTGGATATAATGTTACAACTGGAGATGCTGAAAATCCTCCAATTGTAACTACGCACGTTCCTGGCCAAATCGTGCAATTTATAAACCACACTAATAGAATTTCTGGTGTAGTTCCAATTACTGCAAATACGGACGCAGCCAGTAAACCACACCTTGAACAAGCCATGCAAATTGGTCGAGCATTAACATATTTAATGTATCAAGTTGATGGTCGTGAAGATAATGCGCCCATGTTAGGCAGTTTTACAAGTATTCTTACAGCTAACACAATTAATGATTATGCTAATGTTGTTGTTACATATGCTAATACAATTAATAACAGTATTACAATAACTACTGAAACTGTTGGTGAAGATGTAATTACAACAAAAGTCTCAAATTTATCATATGCGGCCGTAAATAGTATTGCCACAGTTGCTAATACTTTAAATACTTTGTTTTTGGAAAGGCGAGTACATGATGAGAACTTTTACACAAAATCGAATGAAATAGTTAGTGAAGCTAGAAGTATACGCAGATATTCAAATTTAGGAGCATCTGAAGACAGCTTAGTTCAAAATCTTATTGGAAGTGATAAATTAAAATCTAGGCTTGCTAACCAGTGACATAAATAGAAAATGGCAACAGCAATAACAACAAGTAGAGAATGGATGGATCTGGATTTGAATTTCGCAATTCATCCAATCCGTAAAGACATTAACAAACATAGGGCTGAACTAGCGGTAATTAATTCAATTAAGAACTTAGTTTCAACCAACCACTATGAGATTCCTTTTCAACCAGAAATTGGTTGTAATATTAGAAAGCTTCTATTTGCACCATTAGATATGGTTACAGCAACTCTAATTGAACGTGAAATTATAGAAATAATTGATAATTTTGAGCCTAGAGCCAGTGTTTCTAAAGTTGTTATTAAACCAGATTTTGACAATAATGGATTTCAAGTTGAATTATTGTTTAGAATTCTTAATAGAACCGACCCGGTAGCAATCAAATTTTTCTTAGAGCGAGTTCGATAAATGGCAGATAACCGTCTACAAGTTGCAGAACTTGATTTTGATACAATC